AAGCTTAGAGCTTGTCTTGTTGTGATAAACGTTGCTAATAAGATTACGCTCATCGTCAGTTAATGTAATTTTAATATTAGTATTCATACTTGCCCTCCCTAGCAATAACACGTGGTTGCTCGCCCATGAAAACTCTAGTCATGCTACCTACGTAATGACCAGTCATTTTCATAACCCACTCGCGAGCTTCTTGTACGTTCCAATGTGGAACAATCATTCTGACTGAACCAGTCTCGCCTCCTGTGCGGAAGCCTACCATCCAATGAACACCATCATGCTTGTCCATAGGAATCTCGTCAATGGCATCATCAACATTGTCCATAATGCAGTTAATAGTTTCCCAACCACCATTTTGTATCTCGAACTCAACATCGTTAATTAATTCGCCATAAAATGGCTCAGAAGAACGAAACCATAAATCTGTGTCGAAGTTTGAATGTGGGCAAATCTCTTTGCCACGACAAATGATGTAGCCTCTGTACAACCAACCAACAAATGAATGCTCGTCAGGTACAGGCTGTTCGTACTCAGAAAGGTACTTCTCAGCATCGCGAATATATAGTCTAGTTTTTTTGTGAACTCTGCTCATAATATCTCCTATGTGTTAAAAGTGTGGGGAGGTTGCCCTCCCCGGTTAAATTAGTCTGCGAAATCTAAGCAAGTCTCTCTGAATGCAACTTGGAAACCCATTGCTTCTAAATGCTTTTCTGCTTTGAATGCCTCTTCAACATCTGTATACACACCAAATATTTGTCTTTCGTCATTCTGCACTATACTAACTGCCCACATCATGACTGCTTTGTTATTTGCTGTTACTTCTAAAGATTGCTTTTTCATTGTCGCTCCTATTGGTTAAAAAGTAGTATGTTTGTCTCAAACATGATGTAATTATACATGAGTTAAATTAAAGTATTTAATTAAATAAAAAAAAATGTTAACTATCACTTTACACCTGAGAGAGAAAAAAGGGAGGCTGTTAACCTCCCCGGTAGATTTAAGCGGCTTGTGCTATTCGTTCTAGCATAGGAATGACTTTTCTTACCTTAGCCTCACGATTGTATATCGTAGCAACTTTATTAGCCTCATTCTTAAATTTCGCGTGGCTAGACCAGTCAGTCAAAGTATTAAACAATGCCCAAACAGTTGTGCCTAACTCAGCTTTGTATTTAAGGAATGTCTCTTCAAGTAGAACCTGTAGTCTGTCGCTCTTACCTGCTACTTGTTGGAAGACTGCTGTAGCCTGAGCATTAGTTACCCCTGCCTTAGCAAACTGTTGCCATAGCTTAACGTTAGCCTCGTAAACTTCAAGAGCTGTCTCAAGCTTTTCAACAGCAACGTCAACGTCAAGGCTCTTAGTGTGTTTAGCACTATAAGTAGAGAAAGCATCAACTACAACCTGACCGTTCATGCAAGCTAGTCTAACAGCTCCTAGCATAGACATAAACTTCCAAGTACCATCGTAAGAATTAAGTACCATGATTTGAAGCTGTACATGGTCACCTACATCGACTGCCATTTCATGTGCAGGGAAAGTGTAGATAACTTTAGTCTTAGCACCACTATGTGAATAAGAAATCTTTTTAGTCATGCCAGTCTTATCTAGGCTTGATGCCATGATTACATCGTGGAACTGTGGCATGATGTCAGCGTTCTGAACTAGGTTATAGTTTTTACCGACTACTGCTATAGGATTGCCATCCTCATCAACGATGGCTTTGTGAGTCTCAACGACCTTGTTGCTACTGTCATCTAAATAAACAGCAGGTCTAGTAAATATGCTCTGCTCGTAAACTCTAGAATACTCGTCAGCTTCAGTTACAATTCTTAAATTTTCCATGTTATCTCCTTAATGATGGGGAGGCGAACCTCCCCGGTTAATTTACTTACCAAAAAATAATTTGTGACCTGCTTCAAAAACTTTATTGTATGCGTTGACCTCAAGAGCATACTCAAAGAAAAAGTCATAGTCACTACCAAACAAATCTTGGTCAGCATTATGTCTATCCCAAGCCTTGTCAATTTCTTCCATGCCTGCAAGAAGGTTGCCACTTCGTACAACAACATTGATAGCCTCATCAAGCGACATGTCTTTTTTAAATTCGTTAGGTATTCTAAAGCTCATTATTTAATCTCCTGTATTCCATCATATAAAATTTCGTCTTCAAGCTCACAAAGAATATTGACAATAGCACCTTCAGTAAAACCGCCCATATCGTCATCGTCATTTTCGTCATGCTCTTCAATAACAATTGGTTTGAATCTAAGTGCAGGTCTGTAATCGCTATTTAAGTAAACGCTAACTGCACATTCTATTTTGTCAACTATTGGCTGAACTTTTTCATTTGATGTTAATGTAATGTAAGCAATTTGAAATGGCTTCTTAGGTTGTCTGTTGAAAAATATATCATGATGAGTTGGTTGTAAAAATTTGTCATGAGTATGCTCTTCAAAATTTACCATTTCAATTTCTACTATTGTGTCGTTTATAAGTGTTGTCTTCATTGTATCTCCTATTGTTAAAAAGTGCATGTCCGTATCTCGAACATGAGACAATAATACTTTATTTTATATACATTTGCAAGAACTATTTAATTAGACAGAAAAATAGGGTCAGAAAATAGACCTATTTATGAGGCAAAATTGACACATTTTTTGATGGTAAAAAACAGGGTAAAAATAGCGTATTTTGGCTAATTTAAAAAAACCGGTCTTCAGGAAGGGGTCAAATCTTCGATTCTAGAGGCGCAAGTTGCTCACCTTAATGCTAGTATGTCTTTTCAATAATCTCAAGATTGCTACTTTTTTGTACAATCCGATATACTCTTTTTTAGGGGCAAAAAAAATATTTTATGTAAAAAGTTTTTTCTCTAATTTGATTTAGTTTATCATATCAATTTTGTGGTTTAGAGAAAACAAAAAACCCCAAGAGCTTCGGTTTGGACTCTCAGGGTTTTTCTAAACTCGGTGTGTTGGTCACCTGTTCTGAGAATAATTATACTTAAATTCTCATCAAAGCAAGTTGGTTTGACTCACCTTGGATACGACTGGACAAATGTCTCGCTCCTAAAAAGTGTCACTCAGTCCAGTATAAATATTAAAGAGATTCAGCAATTGTATTCCACACGCTGTTGATTGATGTTGGATTTATATCACGCTTATATTGGTAACCACCTTGGGCAGTAACTATAATCCAATGCAGAGTGCAGAAGGCTGAGTACCTATTACAAGGTAGCGATGACTCTGACCTGATTAGTTGTAATCGTTTCAGGCATACGGATAATACTGCGATGGTCTGTATACCGATGACAATCTCTAACTGCTTAGTTGTGGTTAGGGATTTCTTGTCTCCGAAAAGCCTCAGCTCAGGAACTGAACCCGATGTCGAAAAGAGCTTTAAAAAAAAAGAGCATTAGCTCAGTAACGAACGAAGTGAGGCGCAGTAGTAAGAGACTCGCTGAAAGCGAAATATATACAAGAAAAAAAAGCTAAACCAACTAACACATCGTATCTTAATTGATATAATTAAATCTAAGTTAACTAATATTAAGGATATGAATACAACAGGAATAATCTATTACAAATCTATACCTGCTGAAATCAAGAAGCTAGGCATTACCCAAAAAGAATGTGCAGACATGATGGGAGTTAGCTTGTCAGGTTTAACACATAGAATTAAAGCTGATAGACCTCAGTTTCATTTAGCAATATATGGATTAGCAACTTACTTAGGTCAGAATTCAGGAAACTTACAAACTAATGTCGAATGAAGATGTAGCTGAAACAATTTATAAGCTGTATGGTTTGCTTACTAAAATTGAAGACAAAAAATTAAAGTCTGATATAGAAGACCAAATCATAGCTTTATGTGACCAGTTAAAATTTAATTTGGTTATGGATAAAGCTAAGAAGAGATGAAGAACGATGAGCATGAGGTACAGAAGGCAATATGTCAGTATCTAGACATGCGAAAGATTTTTTATTTTGCTATTCCGAATGGTGGCAAAAGAAGTAAAAGTGAGGCAGGAAGATTTAAAGCAGAAGGTGTTAAGAGTGGCATACCTGATGTGTGTTTAATTATGCCGGGAGGGTTTGCTTATTTCTTAGAAGTTAAAAGACCTAAGAATGGCAAGACACCGAAAGGCAGATTGACTGATAACCAAAAAAATATGATAGAAGCTCTCGATGATGTAGGATGTCCAACTGCTGTAGTGTATTCTGTAGCTGATGTCATTTCACAACTAATTGACTGGGGATTTAATGAAACAAAGTAGAATCACAAAAGCGGCTAAGAATTCTCCATGTACCTTCAACAGCGACCTATGCGACCCCGGTGTTAACAATGAGAAAGTAGTTTTCTGCCATTTGAATGGGGCAGGGATGGGTCAGAAAACCACAGATGAGCTTGGTAGAGATATAGGGTTCT